GCAGGTAAAGGTAAACGAGTTGAATCATAGAATCGTCCATCACCCATCCCTTTTGAAAAAGGGGTAGACACACATACCTTTAAAAGGAGGTGACGAAAAAATTTGCCGACACGCCTATTTGATTTGGAGATCGAAGAAGTGAGTTTAGTTGACAGCCCCGCTATTAGAAGGTCGTTTTCAGTGATCAAACGCGAGAAAGGAGGAGACAAAATGGATAAGTCTTTAATGCCTATTCCTATGGCTGCTGAGTTCTTGAGAGAGCTTGCTTTAACGGTAGATGTTCCTTTCGAAAAACGTAAAATCTTGAAGGACTTAAGCGAAGGATAGGAGCTAAAGGGAGCAGAGGGATTACCTGAGGACATGATCAAAATGATAGACGAGATCATTGCGCTATTAGAAAAAATCAAAGCCAGCGGGTATCCAAGACCCTATGGTTATCCAGCGCCTCACGGTTACCCGATGCCTTACGGTTACCCAATGCCCTATGGGTATCCTTACCCTGCACCTGTAACTGCAAGCGAAGATCTTCTGAACAAGATCACGGAGCAAGTAACCTCGAAAGTCAAAGAAACCTTGGCTTCTGAGGTTGAAGGGGTTATAACTTCTAAAGTTGAAGGAGTCGTAACGTCCAAGATTGAGGAAGCTCTCTCCGCTAAAGTTGACGAGGTTCTTACTGCTAAAACAAAAGACCAAGGAAGCAGCAAAGACGAAGTTAACACGAAGGAACTTTCCACAAAAGTAGCTGAAGACCTTGGCATTGAGAAAAAGCTCAAAGAATTTGAAGAAACCCTAACTGCTGCTGTTAAAAAAGCAGTTGAAGGTCTCGATTCTCGTGTAAACGTTCTTGAAAAAACACTTGCAATTTCCCAGCGCATCTTACCAGACAACAAAACCCAAAAACGTAACTCAGCATCAGATTTTTGGAAGGGTGTCTTACCGTTTTAATTAAAGCAAAACTTAAGGAGGTGTCTGTTAATGGATAATCAAAAACTCATTCAAAAGGTAACTACTGCAGACTTAGGCGCAGGCGGTTTGATGCTGCCAGAGCAGTTCGATCGCTTTGTTGACCTTACAGTCGACGAGTCTGTCATGCTGAAGATGGTTAGGGTTGAAAAACGTGCTAAACCAAGAGGCGAAATCGACAAACTTAACATCGGGCAGCCTGTAACTGAGTCCGCAGCTGAAAATGCTGATACTGGGAATACTTACAATCCCGCATTCTCGAAGGTCGAATATACCGTGAAGAAAGTTCGCTCTGCATTTGACCTTTCAACGGAAGCTTTAGAAGAGAACATTGAAGGCGAGAACTTCCGCGAAACCATTATGAATAGTTTTGCAAAAAGAATTTCCACTGACCTTGAACTACTCGCAATTCAAGGTGACACTACAACGTATGCGGCTGATAATTCTGTCCTTGGCAGATTGTTGAAAAGGCTAGACGGTTGGTACGTACAAACGAACAGCGGTTGCCACTATGTTGATGCGGGTGGAGCACCTGTTTCCAAAGAGCTATTCTCCAGCATGATAAAAGCACTACCCACAAAATATCGTCAAGCGTATAGCGATTTAAGATTCTTCGTAAGTCCTACTATTTACCAAGACTTCGTCGATTCTTTATCTGAAAGAGCTACTGCTCTTGGTGATAACGCTTTGTCGGGTAGGGCACCAGTCACTGTGTACGGAATTCCAGTTGTCTCTGTACCTATGATCCCAGAAACTCTTGGTGCTAGCAACGATCAGACTTTCATTTGGTTAACATTTCCGAAAAACTTCATTATGATTATCTTCCGTGAGATCACTGTGCACTGGGAGTTCCGCCCAAGGAAAGACGCGTGGGAGAACACAACCTACACCCAAGTAGACTACGTTATTGAGGATAAAGACGCCATAGTTAGAGCCAATAATGTCGGTTTAGCCTAATAAGTGAAAGGGGTGAAGAACGGTGTTACCGAGAGGTACCCATAATGAAATTTTAGTAGAGGGACTCCTCAAGAGGCCTCTTTATGAGAAAGCAACGGCTGCTGTCAGTGCAGGTACCGGCGAAGTTGAAATTGAAGTTGATGAAGGAAAGCTTTTCCTGCTAAAGAAAATCGTTGTCGACCCTGCGGCAACTACAAAGGTAACGGGGGTATATGTTGACGGGTACTCTGTCAACCTCTCCGATAACGACGGTGTAACCGTTTCTGTCAACGATACCGAAGCAACGTTTGGTGCTTTGCTTGAGGCGAAAGACACGATAAAGGCAACTGTAAGTGCAGGCGCCGACGATACCGAAACCTTCCTCGAAGTATATGGTCTCATAGCTTCTAGGGGGTAAGGGGGAATTTAAAACATGGCAGAATCCAAGAAAGCAGCCGCAGCAGCTAAAGTTGTAACAGATATGCCATCAACCAGCAAAGATCTTATGATGATTGAGCTGGTTGATGGTCAAACCTATCGTCTCTTCGGAGGCCCTGTATTTTTCAAGGGGAAGCCACAAGCGGTAAATTATAAATTAGCTGACCGTCTACTCAAGACGGGGCTTTTTAAAGTAAGGGGTGGTACAAATGTACCTAATGCCCGAAGAGCTGAGAGCGCGAGGAGTTGACGGAACGGATGCGGAGCTAACTCGATACGAACAGTACGCAAGGGAACTCATCGAACGGTACACCCGTACACATTTCGACCGTCACACGAAAACAATTGCGATCAGTGGAAGTGGAGCACAACTGTTACTGTTGCCTGACTGGTTATCATCACTAACAGCGGTAGAAATAAACAGTGAAGATGTTACGGACACATACACTTTTAAAACCAGCGGGTATGCTCTTTATTGCGAAGACGCAGTGTTCCCGTGCGGTTTTAAGAACATTTCAGTTACCGGCGAGTGGGGACGTTACAGTGAAGTGCCTGAAGTAGTTAAAGAAGCAGTTGTTGAGTTAGCAAAACATCAGCAAGACCCAACACGCGTGGATAAGAATTTTATTGAATCCGAAAAGCTCGGTGACTACTCGTATAAGCGGGCACGCAGCGGGATAGGAGGCGGAAGCAGTCGTACCACAGGGAATCCGAAGGTAGATGAGCTCTTGAAGCACTTTGTCGTATCGCATCCGATTCTTTCGTCTCCAAGCGGAACTGAAGCACTCGGGCGGACCTTTGTTGAGGACCAGGCTCAGCGTCGATGGGTGAAAACATTATGAGTTTTACTCTAAAAACAGGTGTAGAAAAGTTTTTTACTCAAACTTTAAGTACGGTCAGAGTTCCTACCTGGAACGAAACGGGTCCGTCATACAATATACTGTATGAAAACGTGCCCTGCCGCTTCGTAGAAGAGTCCGAGTGGATCCGAGGAGATCAGCAGAATGAAATTCTTACTACTGCCTACTTGTACGTGAGTGCAGATTTCAATATTGAGGTAGGACAGCAAATCGAAATCGAATCAAGAACTTTTAGAGTTGTGAAAGTAAGTGTCAGCCGTGATGAAACAGGAGCTCCGGTGTTCTCGAAAGTGTGGGTTGTATGATGGCAAAGACAGAGTACCGTAGACGGCGTCCAACAGTAACTTTGATATGGGAAGGCAAAAAAGCGGAACACGTAATGAATGAAGCGTTATTTTGGTCAGCAATTGATGAGGCGAAATCGATTCTCCGAGACGCGCGGAGCATGGCTCCACTTAAAACAGGTACACTAATACGGTCAAGTACTATTACAGTAAACAAAAGACCGCCAATGCCGACAGTGTTTGAAGCCGCAGGAGGCGGCAAGCGCTATACAGGGAGGGACTTCTTCAACTACTACATTCCGAAAAAAGTGCCTAAAACAGATGTAAAAGAAATACTGATTTCGTTTAATACGCCGTATGCGGTGATACAGCACGAACGGACTGATCTACAACACCCTCGTGGAGGGGGGCCGAAGTACCTTCAAAAGGCACTGGAAAAGCATGCTGCGAACCTCGAGAGGGTTTTAGGAAATGCCGTTCGCGCGGCATTCCTCAGGAGGAGATAGGAAATGGGAAAAAGTGTTACCGAAGATATAGCTATCTATCTAGCATCTCAAGGACTAGGTACACGCGGTACGACGATTTTTCGTGGCTATCTCCCTCCGCAGCCTGTTGAATGCTTAGGTGTATTTGCGATTGGAGGTACCACAGCAGAATTAGTTGGGAATATAGATCATCCGTCAATACAGATTTTAGTTAGAGCACTAACCTACGACACTGCAGAAGAAAAAGCTTATGATATATTCAACACACTACATGCCTTAACAGAAACTACAATTAATGGGTCCAGGTACCTTCTTGTCGAGGCACTTCAAGATCCTATTTCATTAGGTCAGGATGAAAACGGTTACTATCTGTTCAGCATAAACTTCCGCATAATGCGTGAGAACCTTTTACACGCAAATTAATCAAGGAGGTGTACAATAATGGCCCTTGCGGGACGTGGTGGAAGTATTTGGGTCAGCCCTAATAAAATAGCAGAGATGACGTCTTGGAGTTTAGAGTTATCTGTTGACACAATAGACACCACAAACTTCGATAGCAGTGACTGGGGCGAGTTCTTGATGAGCTTTAAGAGCTGGACTGTAAGTTCAGAGGGGAACTTTAAACCTGATGACACACAGGGACAAATGGCTTTGATCTCGGCCTACCTCAACTCAGTTCCAGTAACGCTACTGCTTAAAGTAGCTAGTGGAGATGAATTTCAAGGTCAAGCTTACGTAACTTCTGTAAGCATAGAAAACCCTGTTGACGACAAAGTAGCATTCTCATGCGAGCTCCAAGGTACTGGTGCGATTACAGTACCCGGCGCGTAATTTGGCATATGAGAAAGGAGGATTCGCTCTTTAGCATGTAAACATGAAAGGTCAAAGCGGTTTTTTGATCGAATCACAGGGTCGCAATATACCATTCCACCGCCGCCTTACACGTAATATACGCGGAACCCAATTGTACCACCTCGAACCGCAGCTGCAATTTCTAAACAAAGTCGATCATGTAGAAGCATATATAAAGGGTAAATGGACCGAAGTTACTCCAGTTCGAATTGATTACCTTGGTGGGTTCATTGAGCTTCCGAAAAACCTTGAAGCAACAAAAGTACGGATCTCAGGTGAGGCTTACCCTATCTTTGTAATTGGCACACTACCTTCTTTCGAAATATATCCCGAAACTCGTGAAGTACTCGTACTAGCAGACACAAGTTCCTCTTGTACCCTTAAAATTGCTGGAACGGCTGCGGGTTACAGTGTGAGCAAACCGTTACATGAGGCGGCAGCATTCCTGTATATCCATGAATGTCTCCGCCTTTCGTGTTTTATAAGGTTTGAGGAAGAACTACGGAGGGGCCCACTAACGTGGGAAAAAGTGTACTTTACATGCGAAGATGTACGTATTCAAACTGCACCTTGGCCACTAGGGCTGTGAACAATATGCATGAACTAAGGAGAGACTTGACCGTGTGTAAAAAGAAGACAAGATCTTCTGTATCTCAAAGTTGTGAGGTGGAAAGACTTGCACTGGGTGGCATAGTAACAAGACCTAAACTAAGCTTGATTGGAGAACACGGTCCGGAAATAGTTATAAAGTTAAAAACTTAGTATTAAGAATTCAAGGCATCAGTATGACATAGTTTAAAGGAGGAATCCAGATATGCGTGAAAAGCAAGTGGCATTAGGTGATAAGACTATTATCATCCGAGAGGTAACAGTAGGAGATCTCCGGAAAAGAGTGCTTCCTACTATTGTTAAAGCTTTCTCATCGTTTGACGTGAATGCACCTGTTACAGATCTAGTAAAGGAGTCAGACAAGATCCTGGGCCTTATCCCACAAGTTATTCCCGATGTAACCCCAGAAACACTCGAGAAAGCGTACATGAGTGAATTAGAAAACCTGGTTCAAAGCTGGATCGACGTAAATTTTCACGGGTTAAAAACCCTGCTAGGGTCCTTTACCAACTTACAGATACCAGGACGTTCTTAATTTTATGGTTAGATTACAAAGTCTCTTTAGGTTGTTCCCTTGAAGAACTTGAGTCACTGACATTATATGAATTCGAAACATTTTTAGACTTAGCACCCGAATTTTACAAGTTAAAAATACATCACGATTTAACACCTCCTGCTATGGTTACCGCAATGCTTTACAATATAAACAGAAAAAAAGGTGCCCCCGCAAAGGAACCAGAAGACCTCCTGAAAAAACTTCCGAAACCAAACTTCCCCGACAAAGCGGAGGTCGATGATGAGATTGCGCGAGGACTGTCATTGTTTTGTCAGCTTTTGAAAGGTATGTGATGTGCAATGCGTGTTGGTGAATTGATAGCGGCCATAGGTCTTGATACAAAAAGATTCAGAACTCAACTAGAACAAGCACAAAACGATTTCCAGCGACTTGGTGCCGTTGTAGAAGCAGTAAGTCGGAACATTCAAGCCAGGTTAATTAAAGCAGGAAGACAGACCCCTTTTAGGCCACTAGTTCAATCATCACTAAAATCTATAGAAGGAATACAAACCCTCGGAGACGTCCTTGGAATAGTTGCATTACGAATGAGAAAAGATCTTACCAAAGTAACAAACGCGTTTCAACGTCTCCATAAAGTTGGGCGTTCGTTCTTGTCCTTCTTATTCACCGTAACCGGGCCCATCTTCATTTTCAAGATTATCAGTGATGATATTAAAGACGCGATCGACTTTATGAGCCGAGGCGAAATTGCACTTCGCTCTATAGTGACTGTTTATGGGGACACGGCACGGTCATGGATAAGCTGGAGCCAGCAAATGCGAAAAGAGACTGGTGTGGCAGCGTCAGAG